GGGTGAGGCCGGGCGGGGGCACCTTCAGGCCGGACAGGGTGGGGTCGATCTTGCGGGCCTGGGCCTGGGCCAGGAGGACCGCCTGTTGCACAGCCCGGACATCTGGCGTCATTCGCCGTCTCCCATGTCGCCCGTGAGGCTCTTAATCTCGGGCGCGAGGCTCTGGGCCTCGTCGGGGTGGGTCAGAAGCTCACGGGCCAGTTCCAGAAGCTGGATTTTCTCCCGGCTCTTGCGGTCGGCGTCCCGGCTCTGGTCCTGCATGACGACGTCGTTGTGCTTGACGTCGATTTCGCGGGCGCGGGTCTTGGCGTCCATAGCCTTGATCTGCAGGTCCATGGCCTTGGTGGGGTCTTCCGGCGTGGCAGCCCCAGCAAGACCGGCGTGGGCCTTGGCCTGAGCCTCCAGCATTTTGGCTTGGGAGTCCGTCGTCTTGGCGTCGGCCTCCTGCTTCTTGATCTGGATTTCGGCCATGGCCTTCTGGATTTCCGGGGGCATTTCCTTTTTGGCCCCGGCTGGGATCAGGAACTGCTGGGGATTGTTCCAGCCAATCGTCTGCAGGGCGGCGGTATCAACAGCCACCGGGTCGTACATGCTGGGGTTCGCCGCCTGAAGCTGCTTCAAGGCCATGATCTTCATCACGCGCTGGCCGTGGGAGGCGGTGTTCGGGTCAGCCTGGGGCACCAGATCGCAGCTATCCAGGGCCTTGTAGAACATGGCCTCGTCCCACTGCAGGGCGGGCTTGTTGTTGCGCTGCCAGAAGCTCTCGGGGTTCTCCCGGAAGCACTCCACCAGCAGCTTGAACTCGGCGGCCTGGGAGGCGTGGACGCGCTTGTGGACGGCATCCAAGACCTTCGTGGCCTGCTCGATCATGGCCAGCGTGGTGCCGACCGGAGCATCAGCCCGGCCCTCGCCGACTTGCTGCTCGGACGTGCCGCCGATACGCATGCCGGTGGACGAGATGTCGTTCACCAGCGACATCAGGGCCTGGGACGGCGGCTGGTAGGGCAGCGGCATGATGGCTTGGCTGATGGGCAGGCCGCCCGTTTTCACCATGGCCCCGCCGCCCGGCGGCACGCGGAAGATGTTGGTATTCTGCCGCCCGCCGGTGTCGGCGATCAGGAAGCCGGGGAAGTTGGAGTACATGCCCGCGTCCAGCAACTCGCGCCAAGCCGCCGTGATGGCGTTGGTGGTGTTGCCCAGGATGTGCAGGAGGCCGATGTCGTAGAACCCCATGCCGGGCACGAACGTGTACTTGACGAAGTTCTGCCGGGCGACCGGCAACTCAGCGGTGTCCTCGTTGTAGTTCCGCACGATGGACAGGATTTCACGGGACGACACGTCGATGGTGACGCGGTAGGGTATCTCAAGGCCGCTGACGCGCCGCTTGTGCTTATGCTCAAAGCCCTTGATGTCGAGTTCGCAGTAGCACTCGTAAATTTCGCGGTCGCGGTCCTCGGGGTTCGTGTCGGACGCCGACAGGCCCTGCTGCTCCTTCTTCTCCCGCTGCAGGCTATCGAGCTTGGGGGCGTTGGGCGTGGTCAGGTCGAGGTCTCGGTAGACGCCCAAAATCTGCAGCCGCTTCACGGTCGAGGGCCGCATGTAGACGCGGTGAGTGATGCGCTTGGCGTTGGACAGGTCGGACGCGGAATTGTTGACGATCAGGTCGTCGGCATCGACGGTCTCGGACACTGGCCGGTTCCGCAGGGGGCAGAAGTACACCTTCTTGAAGGCGGTGCCGCCAAAGCCCAGCATCAGCAGCATGCGGTCAGTGTCGGGATAATACTCGGTGGCCGTGGACGTCAGGTAGTGGTTCAGGTCTCGCTCAAGCGCACCGGCCAACTGGTCAGACTCGAAAGTGGCCTCGTTGTCGTCGTTGCGGACCTTCACCGGGCCATCAGTCGGCAGCAGTTCAGACCGGGCGTTGGCCTGGAAGCGCAGCACAGCCTCCAACAGCAGCGGGTGGCGGACCTTGCTCATGCCCTCCACGGGGGCCCCGTCAGCGCCACCCTGCAGGCTGGGCACCTCAACCTTCAGGCCCAGCAGCTTGACGCCCGTAGTGCGGTCCTCGACCCACTCCTTGCGGGAAGTCATGTCCCGCTCGATGCCGTTGATCAGGTCGCCGGAGATGCGGCTCAGTTCGTCCTTGTCGATCTTCTCAACGAGGTTGTCGAACCACTCGGACGCCTCTTCCTCGGCGGTGGAACCAAGCGGGCTGCCATCCAGGGACACCGTGACAGAGCCGTCGCCGTGCTCAATCTTGAGAATGTTGCCCTTTTCGTCGAGGTCGGGGACATCTTCGCCCTCATCGGCGGCTTCGACGACAATGTCGGCGTCTTCATGGTCGTTTGACGCCCCTGGGTCGGGCAGGCGAATGTTCGGCACTAGCCCCGGCGTCATAGCCATGCGGTATTTCCCTATTCGGCCTCGCGGAGGCACTCCATCTCTTCAACAAAGAGACGAATGCCCTCATGGGCAGCTAAATTATCAGTTTTCAACTCTAAAATATAGACCCGCCTGTGGGCGAAGGGCGGCTCGCCCCACACTTCAACCTCCCACAGGGGCACGGAGCCGCTTCTGATCTTTTCGACCATGGCTGACGCCAGAATGCGGCCACCGGCATCATCTTCCATGGCTATTTCGCGGCCTTTTTGGTGGGTTTATAGTCCGGCTTGACTGCTTTTGACTCCAAAGCCTTCAGTTGACCCTCTAGGTAGTCAACCTGCGCCCGGTGGATCACCAGAGACTCTTTGGCGCGTTGCACCTTATCGACGGCTTCATATAGGGACGAGCGAAGACGCTTAATTTCGCCCCAAGGATTAAAAATACTCAGCAAAAACATACAGATAGCTCCATCATACAGGGTAGAGGGGCTCCATGCCCCGGCCAGGGTATACACGCATTGCGTCCAGTTCGGCCCGGTGCTCAGTGGCGCGGACCAAGAGACCCAACTCACGCAAGTGTCTAAGAGACATACTCACCGTGTCAACCAAGTCGTCGTGCTTACCCTTCGGAAACTGGCCAACCTGCGTCATCAGCAGGTCAGCCCAGGGCCTGTCGGGCGCATAAATCATGCCCTCAGCAAACAAGTGCTGCACGGAATAGAGGCGGGACAGCTTATCCTGCGACTTGGGGTCGTAAAGCTGCACCATGAAGTTCTCATTGCCGTAAAGACGCCGCAATTCCTGGGAGACAGAGATACCGGCGGCCTTGTTTTCGATAATCAGCTTGTCGATCTTCAGCGCCTTGGCCGTCTTGGCGACCTTCTCCACCAACTCGTGCAACTCAAGCCGCACCTGCCAGGAATGCATCAGCATCACCTTGGGCGCGGGCTCAGAAAACTGCCGCTCGTCATAAATCGGCCTGCCGTTGGCGTCCAAGACGCGGCTGGCGACAGCCTTGGTGTCGGACGTAAATACCCCCCAAACACTTAAGGCGCTGTAATCGTTGGCAGTTTTGGTAGTGTAGGCCGTGTCGAGGGACGCGATAATGAAGTCCATCGGCGGGAAGGACTGCTCCTCCCACAACTGCCACCAGTCGCGCTTAATGACGCCGCCGCCCGCAGGCTCGGGCCTCTGCTGCAACTGACCGGCAGACGCAAAGGGGCCGAGGGTACGCTCGAGCCGCTTGACCTCCTCCTCGCCAAAGCGGTCGGGCCACAGCAACTCACCCTCCTCCTTGCGGGGGTCGGTCCAGCCAATGGACGACGAGAACGACCGGTTGGCCTCGTAGCGCATTGGCAGGCACAGGTGGGTCCACTCGCCAATGTCCTTGGACAGGACGTGGCCGGTCAGGTCGTTCTCGGCCAGCCTTTGCTGGATTATGACATAAGCCCCCGTCTTCGGGTCGTTAAGCCGGGTGCTCATGGTGGAGTCCCACCAGTCTATCGTCGTCTCGATGATGGCGTCGGAGAAGGCTTCACCGGCGGCGTTAGGGTCATCGATCACGATGATGCTGCCACCTTCGCCCGTCACCGCCGCGCCGATAGACGTAATAAGCCGCTCGCCGCCCTGCTCGTTGGAAAAGCGGGATTTCGTATTCTGGTCGCTGTTCAGGCTAAACCTGTCGCCCCACATCTTCTGGTACCAGGGCGACTCGATCAGGCGGCGGCACTTAACCGAGTCCCGCAGCGACAACTGGTTGGCGTAGGATGCATGCAGGAACTGAACACCGGGGCCAGAAGTGGGTGACCGGCCTGTCTGCGCCCACGTCCAGGCGGGCAGGGCCACGGATGTAATCGACGACTTGCCCATTCTGGGTGGAATGTTAATTATCAGCCTCTTGATGTCCCCATCGACCACCGCCTGCAGGTGCTCGGCCACAGCCTCAATCGGCCAGCCGTCCCGCCAGGGCGACGAGTCCATGTACTTCCAGGCCTGCCTCAAGAACAGATACAGGCTGTCCTCGCAGTCAGCCCGGTCCAACTCCAGCAGCATCTTCTCCGGGTCAACCTTAACGCCGCCTAGGTCGATCATGCTGGCTAGTCTTCCCCCACAACCCGGCTGCTGCCCTCAATAACCTGGGCGCGCTCACTGACCGCCAGTTCCAATATCTCCCGGAGCGCCTGACGCTGCTCATGCGACAGCGCCCGAGAATCAATCGGCGAGGTCTCGATCTGCAGCGCACCGCCGTCAAGGCCGGTGACCTCAGTCCGCACAACATCCCGCCAGCCCGCCTGGGCCTTCAGCCAGAAGATAGCCGCCGTCACCGTGCCCTTGTGGTCCGGGTCCGTGGCGATGTTAAACAGGTTGTTGGCAATGGCCGTGGACATGTGATGCTTGCCGGTCTCAACCTCGGACCTGTAGTGCTTGCGGATCGTGTCGTCCGTCACACCAAGAAGCATCCCGATCTGCGGCTGCGTCATCCCCATAGTCATGCACAGGCTGACCTGCCGCCTCGTCTCCGCCGTGGGGACGTGCGTCGTCATCGCGCCGCCGGTCTTCACCTTCTTGGCAGGCTTGCTGTCCGCATCCCCCATCACCGCGCCCTCGGCAAAAGCGCCATGGCCAGCACGCTTATCGCAATGCAGGTCAGGCTTACGACAAGCGCAAACATGGGTCACCTCCGGGGGTCATGCGTTGATTATAGGCGCGGGCGGGCCCGGTGCCTAGTGGGCGGTTTTTTGTTTGCCCATACCCCCCCCGTCTGTTTTTAGCGGAGGGGGTACCCCCTTTCGCGGGGTGGGGGGTGCTTTTTTGGTATTTTGGCGGTTTTGTTGTGTGTGGCGGGTCTGCGCGCGGTAACCCTATATGGTACCAAAGCTATAGCAAAAGGGGTGGTACGGGGGGCCCTTTCTTCCAGCCTGAGCCCGCGCCCGCCTACGGCGGGCGGCCCAGGCCCGGCGGCCCGCGCCCGGCGGCTGTAACGTTACAGCTGGCGGGTATAACGTTACACCGGCCCGCTGTAACGTTACACTTCGGTGGGCGGCGGGAGAATGTTTGCCCTCCCGATTGCTTGACCCCGAACGATCAGCGGGGCTGATGGTCGTGGTGCCTGACGGTGTTGGCGGCCAACGGTTGGCGTGGCCAACTGCTGGCCGCGCTGACGGTCGGCGGGCGCAGCGACCGGCGGGCTGTCGGCCCGGCGGCGGTCGGGGTGCAAATAAATGTGCTGCCCCCCATTGACACAGGTCGGAACGACACCTTACAAGGATGGCTCTACCGCATACCTACCGCCCGCCCGCCGGGCCTGACCCAGGAGACCACGACCATGAATACCGCTGACATCGCCGCCCGCCTCGCCGCCTACATCAACCGCCACAACGCAGGCTCCTACGCCCGCCTGCCCGCCGCCGGGCGCGACTGGCTCGTGGCCCACATCCTGGCCGAGGCCGGGGTTGGCCAGGGCGAGCACCGCTTCGTGCACAACGCGCTGAAGGGAGCCTGAGCCGTGATCACCGTCAGCTACTCAGCCATCGATGGCTTCCGCCAGAGCCGCAGGCATAAGAACCTCACCGCCGCCCGCGCCTTCGCCGTCGCCATGGTCGGCGCGCACCCCGAGACCTACGGCAGCAGCTACGCAGTCAGCGACGACGGCGTCGGCACTGTCCGCGTCACCGGCTGCACCCTGGCCGAGCTGTTCGCCCGGCCTGCGGTCGAGGCCTACACCTGCCCCGCCGCCTGCGTCTTCGGTGGCCCCGCCTACATGGTCGCGACCGAGGACGGCCCCACAGCCCGCTGCGACTGGTTCGTGGGCGTCACGAAGGGCGGGCAGGACTACGTCCTGAACCACACATTCGGCTCGCGCCACGAAGCCCAGGCCCTGGCCAACAAGGTCAACGAGCGCGGCACCATCAATCTCGCCCATTGGACCAAGGCCGTGCCCTACGACCGCGAGGCCGAGGCCGCCGCCGACTGGCAGGACGAGCAAGACGACCGCCGCTCGTGGGGGGCCTGAGCCATGACCCCCACACCCTGGCTGGCGCCCTACACCTGACCGCTGTCGCACCGACACCATCAAGCCCGTCAGCCCAAACGCTGGCGGGCTTTTTGACGCCCGTCAGGTGGCAGGCCGGTGGCAGGCGTGCAGCCCTGCATTTACATGCAGCTTTGCATGTATATTTATTGACCCCGACGCGGCCCAACACCTTGACACCCGTCGGAACGACCTGTAATGGTGCATGGCACCACCCGCTGGACCACCAGCCCATACCTACAGGAGCTACCTATGACCACCATCACCATCACCAAGACCGCTTCCGCCAAGACCGCCCGCGCCCAGGTCGGCCCCCTCTACCGCACCAGCCGGGGTAACTACACGTTCCGCACTTACGATGCCGACAGGGACGCATGGCGGGAGGGAGGCTCCCAGCCCTACGCCGCCGCCCGCCAGTCCCGCGCCGACGCAATCGCCCTGCGGGTGCTGGTCGCCCAGGGCGTGTCCTACGACGACGCCTACCTCACCGTCTACGCCTAGCCCCAGGCAAGCCCCAGGACGCCTCCACAAGCCCGCAGCGCCCTCCGGTGGCCTGCGGGCTTCCTTTTGCCCTCCCGCGCCA